ATGAACAAAGATGGTGAGCCGTGGTTTGTAGGAAAAGATGTGGCAGATGCATTGGGATATGGCAAAGGGAAATCTTTAAACAATGCTGTTTCTAGACATGTGGACGATGATGACAAAGGGGTCACTGAAATGATGACTCCTGGTGGAAGGCAGAATTTTGTAATTATTAATGAATCTGGTCTTTATTCACTAATTCTTTCTAGCAAACTTTCTACTGCAAAACAGTTTAAGCGTTGGGTCACATCGGAAGTTCTTCCAAGTATTCGTAAGACTGGTGGCTATATTGCTGGCCAAGAAAACCTTTCTGACTCAGAGCTAATGGCAAAGGCTCTGCTTGTAGCACAACGTACTATCGAGGAACGTAATAAGCAGATAGAAACAATGAAGCCAAAGGCTCTATTTGCTGATGCAGTAAGTGGATCTGATACATCTATTTTGGTTAGAGACTTAGCGAAGCTTTTAAAACAAAATGGTGTTGATATTGGAGAAAAACGTCTTTATAAAAAATTGAGAGATGATGGATATCTAATAAAAATTGGCGAAAGCAAGAATACGCCTACACAGAAGGCAATGGAAATGAAACTGTTTGAGATCAAAGAATCTGTAATAATTGTAGATGGTAAATCTCGTGTTGTCAAAACAACAAAGGTTACTGGCAAAGGACAGACATATTTTATCAACAGATTTCTTGAAGAGAATTAATGGAGGTACTTTATGGCAGAAGTTTCTGTAGAATTTATAAAGGGAGAAAAATATCTAACATGGTATAGTGATGATTTTGCAACTATTAGGCATATCAAGAAGCTACAGAGTGAGTACCCTGATGATGTTGTAGTGGTTGCTGAAGATGAAAGTTCAATTGTTGTACACGTACCAGTAAGATGGTTTCGCGAACCGAAGCCGAAAGCGAAACGTGAAATGACTGAAGAACAGCGTTTGGCGGCTGCAGAAAGGTTGGCAAAAGGACGTAGTTTAAAACATACATAAATAATGTATAAAAATCACTCTATTTTTTAAGATAGAGATTGTCGAATGTAATTTCATAGGTAAAATTTTCGTTTAAATTTGGACGATTCTTTTAGATAAATAACTTATAAGGAGAAAAAGTATGAGGATTGTATTTTTTATGAATGACTTCATCATAGTAGGTGATTGATATGGAACAGGTATTAAATTTGATAGATACTCGTATTTCCGCAGCAAGGGCGACCGGAAATGCTACCGAAGAAATCTTTACAAGAACAATCAAGAACGAAATTGAAAGAATTATTCATCAAAGAGACGCTTATAAGAGTGCTTTAGAGAGTGCGTTGCAAACAAATGATGCCTTATTGAAGAAAATTGAAGAGCTAGGTGGTGAAATGTATGAATAAGTTATGTGAAAATTGTCCGAATAATGGACCATACGGATGCATTATTAGTCCTTGTGAGGATTGCCCAAATAATGATTTTATGATTAATGGTACAATTCCAATTGTACAGCCACTTCGTGAAACAACAGATCATATAACTAATAAAACTTATATAACAAACACTACTGATTATAAAATAATTACTGTGAATAATAATGGTCTAAACGCTGGCGATGCATTTGTAACTGGTCTAACAACTGATTTACCGACTGCTGATGAATACCGTGAATTTATTGGCGCTCCATATTATTATTATCAGCGGGAATGGTCTGAACCAAAGTACATCTGTCCAAAGTGTGGAGGTGGGATGTGCAAACATGAAAATATTGTGTTTTGCAGTAACCCTCCTCGGTATGAGTACAAGCGTAACAAATGTGATTATATAGAATACCAGCTTGGCTAAAAAGAATTGGAGGATGAAAAATTATGGCTTTAATTTTGACTTTTATCGGAGGCACAGTTCTTGGTTTTATGCTTTGCTCAATGCTGACGGTAGGTAAATTTGATGATCTTGCCACCGAAAATGAGTATTTGCGCAGAAAATTGAGCGAAAATAACGATTGGGGGTATTAATTTTGGGTGATTTTAGAGGATATAGAGCAAAAACTAAAGATGGAAAGTGGATATATGGATCATTAGTGTTTGATGGCGTGTTTTATAGCATTTATCGTAATAGACACGCTATTTATGATGTTATTTCGTCAACTGTAGGCCAATGGACTGGTTGTTATGATAAAAATGGAACAAAAGTGTACGAGGGAGACATTATTCGAGACGGAAACAGGTTATTTGTTGTAGTTTTTGAAGCTCCATTATTTTGTGCGAAAGAAATTGATAAAAATATCTTCTATCTTCTTTCGTTAAAGGAGAATATGGAGGTAGTTGGAAATATTTATGATGATGTTTGGATGATTGATTTAAACTGATTGGAGGGTGATAGCGTGTATATTTGTTTGGATTGTGGATGTATATTTGAAAATCCTCGCAAATATGTAGAAACTCACGGGCTTGAGTCTCCTCCTTATGAAGAATGGAATGGCTGTCCGTCTTGTGGAGGGGTTTATGCAGAGGCTCGTAAGTGTGACGGATGTGAAAAATGGATAGATGGAGAATTTGTTGAAATTCTTCCAAGTCATGAGGTTTATTGTGACAGATGTTTTGAATTGAAAGATATAGAGGACTAAGTTCCAATATGATTGGAGTGATGACTATTGGCAAAAGCACAAAAAACACAACAGTTTATATATAAAATAAATTCAAGTTTACTCAGACAAAATAATTGGGACTTAAAATTACCATTATCGGATGCAAGAAAAATACCAGGGGTCGTTGTTTCTTTGGCTGATTCACAAATTTTAACATGGATTAACGAATTAAATGGTACTGAAAATTATGATAATGACGCAAAAAAGATAAAAGATGAAATAAAAAATATAAAGAAACAGCCAAATAGCGCAGAAAATAAGACGAAAATCTCGGAAAAGTATTCAAAATTATATGATTTGCAGTTTAAAAAGGACTACTTATGCCTGATTATAGATAAAAAGTCCGATTATGATAGAGCAAATGAAGGCTTTAAGGTTAATGGAATAGCGTATAAAAGACTTATATGTACTACAAATGGCGTCAAAACATCTAGTGTTGTATATGCCGCAGATAGAATTGTTGAATACAAAGGACAAAAGATAAATATTCATGATGAATTGAAAAGACGCATAGAAAATGGCAGAAACACGAGTATAAAGCTCTCCCCTGCTAAATATGGGGCTTATGAATCACTTGCAGCAAGTGCTTCTATCCCAGTTAGTTGGCCAAGATCTAAAGAGAATAAAATTCCAGGTGGAATAATTGTCGTAAAAGACTGTATTGTTCATTTTAAGGCCAATTTTATTGAAATAGACGATAGTGATCCAACATCAGAACCGAAAGTTACTGAGAAGCACGATGCTGATTTTGAAAATAATATGTCGGATGGATGTTCTATGATGCTCCCCCATTTGTCTAAAAGATGGAATGGGGAGTTGAATGGAGATTCAGAGCATACTATGAGTGGGTGTAATATGCGTTGTGCTTTCACAAAGGGTATGGCACTTACTTTTGATTTCATAAGATTTGCAGAAGAAGTCGTTGGTGCCTCCGAAGAAAATCCTGAAAAATATTTAATTGAGGATTATTGGGGGCAAGAAAGAGATGTTCGTGATGCTGATTTAATTTTAACTGAAAGTCAACTTAAATTATGTGGTAGTTATAGTTCTTGGGAAGATTATTATACGAAATGCATTGAAAATCATTATAATTTAAGGGTTACGAAGACCTCAGAAGAAGAAAATGATGATATAAGACAGTTGAATTATCAGTTTATTCAGTCTTTAGACCTCACAAATGAAGATATAGATGAGCTTGTTGCTCCTACGGTCAATGAAATCAAGGATATTATAGAACTAGATCCAAGAAAAAGTGTTGCATATTTATGTGGAAAAGGTCTGAATGAAAAGAATGTATTATTTGCCGATAATGTTGCAAAGGCACTTATGATTGATGAGACAGCCATAAATGATCCTTATATTCGTTCAAAAATTAAAAAAATGATAAATAGACGCATAAAAGATGCCAAAATTGGTGTTTTAGATTTACATGGGAACTTTCAAATCCTTTCTGGTGATTTATATGCCCTTTGTGAGAGTATGTTTGGTTTAAATCCACATGGAATCTTAAAGGCGGGTGAAATTTATAGCAAGTATTGGTATGATGAGGGTGTAGATAGGGTTCTTTGTTTTAGAGCACCAATGAGCAATGCTCATTCTATAGTTGCTCAAAACATTTGTACAAACGAAAAGGCTCTTGACTGGTTTCAATATATCAATACTTGCATAGTTGTGAATGGATGGGACACTATGCCTGCTGCTTTGAATGGCTTTGATTTTGATGGAGACTTGTTGTTTACAACGAATAATGCGCCGTTAATGAGAAGACAGACTAACCTCCCCGCTTTAAACTGTATACAAACCAAAGCTCCTAAGAAGGTCGTTACAGATGAAGATGTCATTGCCTCTAATAAAGCGGGATTTGGCAGTAAGATTGGGTCAATAACAAATAAAATTACTGCAATGACCAGTTTGATGGCCAACTATGATAAAGACAGCGAGGAATATGAAGTTTTAAGATATAGAACACAGTGTGGTCAAGCATTGCAGCAACGTGAAATAGATAAAGCCAAAGGTATTTTACCGATTCCAATGCCAAAAGAATGGTATCAATATGGAGCAAATGTTATAAAACCAGAAGATTTCGATGAAATTCAAGTGAAAAAACAGTTCAATCAGGCCATTTGTGCAAACAAAAAGCCATATTTCTTTATGTATAACTACGATGCAGAAAGAATCAATTATCAGAAATTTATCGAAGAAGCCAACTCAAAATCAATTGGTTTATATGGATATTCGTTTGAAGATATGCTAAAAATGGATGATTTGAGTGAAGATGCAGATAAATTTGTTAAATATTGCACAATAAAGTGCCCGATTGACATGTCCCCTTCTACTATGAACCGTATTTGTTGGAAAATAGAAAGTGAATTTAGTGGAAACTTTCTTTGTGATGATGTTGATTTTGATTACAGGATTTATAAGTCAGGAAATGAAGTTAAAAGAACTTCTTATTTTGAAATTAAATCTTTGTGTGAACACTACTTAATGGATTTAAAGAATTTAAATAGCAGAAAAATTAACAATGAAGAAGAGCGAAAGATACTTTTAGTAGATAAAGATAGATTGCTTGAAGTTCTTATAGAGGATATAACTTCTATTTGCCCAAATCAAGAGACTCTTTGTGATATTCTTTTAGATATTTGTTATACTGGAAAAATGAGTAAAAGTGTTGTTTGGGATGTTTGTGGTAATCAAATTATTGAGAATATGTTAAAAAAGCACGACAATGTACTTACTTATCCAGAAAAGTGTTTAGAAGCAGAGTTTTCTTGTTGTGGGACAAAATTCTTTAGTAAAACCATTAAAGTTGGAGGTGAAAAAGCCGATGAGGTTTAATTTCAATGAAAAAAGTAAAATTTATAGTATCGTAGAAGATGGAGACATAAATGGTTTGACTGTAAATAAAGCCATTTGGAATGCCGCAATTTATTATACTCAACTAAATCCAGTTGATAAAAATTATGTTTTTTGGAAAATTGTTGAGTTTATGAATAAATATTATAATGACTTTATGTATCAAGGTTATGTTTCTACTATAAATAGAGATATAAATAAGGCTTATAAATATAAAATCAAGGATGTAAGTTCTATCAATATAACAAAGAAAGAAATGGACAAGATTATATCTTTGAATGATATAAGAAAAGAAAAGATTGCGTTTGTTATTTTGGCCTTGGCAAAATATCAAAATGCTGAAAGTCAAAGAGATAACGATACATTTTATGCAAAAACTTCCGAGATATTTAAATTTGCAAGGGTTGTTATCCCAGCAAAAGAAAGAGATTTGTATTTTGGGTTTGCATATAGAGAAGGATTGCTTAAGCAGAATTTTAGTATAGGATATAATGCCCTGACTGCTGCTTTTGTAAATCATGATGAAGATGAGGTCGTTCTAACACTTGACGAGTGTGATTATTTGGAACTTGCATATTCGTATTTAAATTATAAGAATGGCGGATATAAGAGATGCGAGGCTTGTGGAAGGTGGTTTAAGTCTAAATCTAACGCGGCAAAATATTGTAGTATTCATCGTCCGGATTATGAGTTATCTAGTGACGTTGAAATTGAATGCATTGAATGTGGAAAAAGATTTTTAGTAAACCCTCTTGCTACGGAAACTTGCAGATGTGAACAATGTAATTCTGTATATCAAAAGAAAAGAAATGCAATTAAAAATAAAGTGTATAGGGATAGAATGAGAAATAAATCGTGACCGTCGCCTCAAAATAGACAATACAAAATTAATGCTAAAAACACAAGGAATTTCCTTGTGTTTTTTACTCTTTAGTAAGATAAAGTGGAACAAAATAGTAATGATATAAGAATATTGCTTATATTTTTATATAAATAAATTACAAACAAATGGAGGTACAAAAATATGGAAAATCTAGCCGTTGTAATTCCTAACAATGCAGCAAATCTACAACTCCCAGACCCAGTGCTTCGTGATTATTATAGAGACGAAGAGCAAAGAATCTATTGGGTAGATGGTGAAATTGATTCTTCCCTACTCGACTTAGTGAAGATGATTATGCATTGTAACAAAGAGGATAAAGACAAGCCAGTTGAAGAAAGAATGCCAATCAAGGTATTTATTGATTCCCCTGGCGGTGATGTACAGGCGTTATACACTACAATTAAGGCAATTGAAATTAGCAAGACACCAGTTTATACAATCAACTACTGTGGTGCTTATAGTGCCGCTGCAATCCTATTAACCGCTGGCCATAAGCGTTTTGCTCTTCCTGGTACAAGTGCAATGTTCCATCGTGGTTCTTGTTATTATGGTGGAGAGCAAAGCGTTGTTGAATCTATGAAGAAGTATTTTGATGCGCTAGATAAAAAAGTTGATGAGTTTTTATTTTCTCACACAAGTATTGATCAGAAGGTCTATAAGAGAAAGGCTTCTTCCGACCTATATATGGATGAGAATGAGTGTTTAAAGAATAATGTTATTGATAGTGTTATATCTGACTTTGAAGAGATTATGTAACTAGGAGGATCTATATGGTAGCAAAAAAGAGAGCTGTTACAAATGAATATGGAGAAGCACCAAAGAATATTGATGACAAGCCATTTTATAGTCTTGAATTGGATGTAGACCAGAAAAAATTTGTAAATGCTATTTTAAATCCAGATAATACAATTGTTTTCTGTAATGCAAAAGCTGGAACTGGAAAGACCACTATAGCAATGGGGACGGCAAATATTCTTGTGCAACACGGAGAATACGATGGCATTGTTTATATTTGCAGTAGTTATGGTGAGCATAAGCAAGGATTTCTACCAGGAAGTATTACGGAGAAGTCAGAAGTGTACTTCGAGCCTGCATATCAAGCTATGATTGAATGTAATATGAACCCAAATGTATGTGTTGATAGCGATTCTATGGTTAATCAAAAATACGGAGAAGCATATGTTACTTTACTTACTCACACATTTTTAAGGGGCACAAATTTAAAGAAAAAAGTAATTATATTGGATGAAGCTCAGAATTTTACGGTTGCAGACTTAAAAAAGACATTAACACGCTGTTCTGACGATTGTAAAGTTATAGTTGTAGGCCATAATAAACAATGCGATCTCAAAGATAAAAATACTACTGGATTTATGAAATATATTGACCACTTTAGAGGTCATGAAAACTGCGAGATATGCGAATTGACAATAAATCATCGTGGATGGCTAAGTCAATTTGCAGATGAACTAGAAGAATAATAGGAGGAACAAAATATGGCAAAGGCAAGTATTAATAAAAGTTATAAACTCAATGCAAAGGGCATTCTCAGTATTGAAGACAATATTGTGTCAATCGAGAATGCAGACACTGGTGAGCTAATTGAATTGGCAAGACTATTTGCAGATTTTGCAGATAGACCCGTATCTCTATCAATTAATTATGATGAAGATTATGGTTCTGATGAGTAAGGAGTTGGTGACAATGAAGAGAGTACTTAAAAAGAAGGATATTGCCAATGAATTAGCTAAGAGATGTGATTTTTATAAGTATTCAATGGAGGCAGTCGTTGATGCTCTTGAGGATATAATTATTGAAAATATGGGTGAAGCAACCTTTGATGAAGATGCAGAAATTCAGTTGGCAAAGGGTCTTACAATTGGTGCTCGTAGATTCCCAGAGCGTGAAGTAAGAGATCCCAGAAACCAAGATAAGATAACAACTCCTGAGAAGGTAATACCGTTCGCAAAGTTTACATATACATTTAGGCAAAAAATTAACGAGTGAGGTATGATATGGAATATAAAAAGTTAAGCGAAGAGAACGAACAGCAATATATACTGCGTATATGCTCAATGAAGGAGCAAAATAGCTGGACTTGGCAAGATATTGCGAATATTTTAAATGATTCTTTAGGATATAGCTATGGAGAGAGCAAATATCGTAAAGAATTTCAGTCATTCAATAAAATGATGGAAGCCAATGAGGGTACATTTTTTACAGACGATGAGTATCTAAAGAAAATCCGTGAAGAGAAGGAAGAACTTTTTAAGGCTAAAAAGCAATTTCAAGACCAAAGACGTGAATATAATAAAATCCTTACTATGGATGCACGTTCCGATCATTTAACCGAGGAATTGATTAAGGTTGCGAAATCTTTACCAACAAGACAGTTGAATAATTTTTCGGACATTCCAGTAGTTGAAGCTGGTAAAGAGGCAGTCTTGATTCTTGCAGATTGGCACTACGGAGAAGTTTCAGATAATATTTGGAACAAATACAATACGGATATATGCAAACAGAGAGTTGAAAAGCTCTATGAAAAGGTGTCTCAATATTTAAGACACAATCATGTTGAGAAGCTACATATTATGCTTCTCGGAGATGAAATTCATGGTGCAATTCATTCTAGCTGTAGAGTCATGTCTGAAGAAGATACATGCGAACAACTTATACATGTGTCTGAAATTATAGCACAATTTATTGATGAGTTATCATCAAAAGTGAATCATATTGATGTATATTCAACATACGGAAATCATGCAAGAACAATTCAAAATAAAGATGATAGTATTCATTCTGACAACATGGAGCGTATTATTCCATGGTGGATAAAGCAAAGACTACAAAATAATAACCGTGTTAAAATAATTGATAGCGATTATTATGAGTTTATTGCATTTAGTGTGTGTGGATACAACATTGTTGGATGTCATGGAGACCTTGATAAAGTTAAGAATTTTGGTATTGTTGCGAATACTATTTTCTCAAAGCTTTATGGAAAAACTATTGACTACGCATTTCTTGCGGATAAGCATCATATTGAAGAATTTGAGCAACTTGGAATTGAATCTATTTTAGTTCGTTCTTTGTGTGGTGCAGATGAATATTCAAATAATAAAAGATTGTATTCTGCTCCAGGTCAGACTTTGGTAATTTTTACACCAGAAGATGGAAGGCAGTGTACATATAACATTAAACTATAAACAATACAAAATTAAGGAGAATTAAAACAATGGAAGAAAAGAAAGCAAAGCTAATTTTTAACATGGGAGTAGCTAGATCCCTACTAAAGAAGGGCGCAAAGGTAATTGATGTAAAGCCCGATAGAGACAATCATGATAAGACGATTGTTGTATTTGAGCGTGATGAGGCGTTTGAAAAGGCTTTTGCCGAGTTAAACGAAGAGCTAAAGGCAAAGGATAATACCGAGGAGAAGTAATCACATTTTATAAAATTCTAAAAGAAGGGAGGAAGAGTGGTTATGGCTGCAAAAAGTCCAGGTAGGAAAACTACAAAGAAAGAAATGGAGCCTAAGTATCTTTGTCCATATTGTAATAAAGAGAAAAAAGCTTCTGAATTTTATATGTCTTCTGACCCACTAGTTATGACCGGCAAAACAACTATGTGCAAGGATTGCGCAGAAAAGATAGCAAGAAATTGGGACGGAAGAACTGGTGAATTTGGAGATTGTACAAAAGCATCAGTTCAAGAGGCGCTTGAACGTTTAGATAAGCCATATTTTGATAAGCTCTGGGATTCTAGTTACTTTGAATATATTAATGATAACAATCCTAAAAAGCGTACAAATATATGGGCATCTTATATAAAAAACATTGGATTGCCACAGTATAAAACGCTTCGTTGGAGAGATGGAGATTTATTTACTAGTTATAAAGAAACTGCATTAAAGCAAGCCCAACAGGAAGTTGGTACTGCTCCCGCTGAAGAAATAGCGAAAAGTCAAGAAATAAATGAAGAATACGAAAAGAACCGTGCCGATGTAATTAGATTACTTGGATACGATCCATTTGAAAAAGAGCAAGAAGAAGACAAACCACTCCTCTACTCTCAATTAATTGGATATTTGGATCTTGGTGGAGATAATGATGACATGATGAGGACATCTTCTGCCATTACTATTGTTCGTGGGTTTTCACAACAGGCAAAGTTAGATGATATGATTGCAAAAGCCATGGCATCTCCAAATGTTTCTAATAAATCAGGAGAAATAAAAGCATATCTTGATTCAAAGCAAAAAGTTAGCTCTACAATTTCTCAATTGGCCGAACAAAGCTGTTTGAGTTTAAAGCATAATAAAAATGCTTCCAAAGGAGAAAATACTTGGACTGGTAAGATTAAGAAGATAAAAGAGCTGAATCTTCGAGAAGGAGAGGTCAACGGCTTTGATATTGCTACATGCAAAGGTATGCGCCAAGTTATGGATTTAAGCAATGCTTCCATATTGAAGCAGTTGGCATTAGATGAATCCGAGTATTCTGATATTGTAGCGGAGCAAAGAAAGCTTGTAACTGAACTTACTAACGAAAGAGATAGTTATAAAGAGATAGTCAGAATTTTGCTTAGAGAAAATCTTGATTTAAAAGATGTTTTGTCTGAGAATGATTTATTGCCGCCAGATAATCTCGCTGATTTGAATGATTTATTCTCCGCATTCAGTGATATTGAAACTGATGAGGAGGTGCAAGACGATGAACAGTCAGATGAAAATCAAGATAGTCGAGGAGATGAATGACGAGTATTTGTCTGATTTGATAAATGGTGGGAATACTGTTTATGTTAAACCAGGCATATACGCAATGTCAACTCGTAAAATAGAAGCGCTTATAAAGATTGCAGAATTGCAGAAATACTATCAATGTAATCCAGTTAGATTTATAAGTGATTTTTTCGGCATAGAGCTGATTGACGCTCAGACATGGATTGTTCAGAGGTCTTGGAATTGCCCTAATGTTCTTGTTGTTGCTACTCGTGGTCTTGGTAAGTCTACTATTATAGACTTAATTATCATGAGTAAAGGAATGCTGTTTAATAACTTCTGGAGTTATATAGCATCTGGTTCTGGTGGGCAGGCAGAGCAAACATTTACTACTCTTGAACGTCTTGCTAATGATAACATTGACGAGATGGTCGGCTCAACTGGATATATATTTAAACACGAAGTTGAAATTAAGAATGCTGCAGGAGATGGATTTAGTCATTCAAGTAATGGATTTACATATTCTTTATACAATGGCTCTATGACTCAAACTCTAAATAGTAATATAGATGCCAAGCGTGGTATGCGTGGTACTGTAATATTTGATGAGTCTGGCTTCCTATCTGCTGAAATGATGAAGGTTTACGGTGCATTTGCCATCGTAAATAAAAGCTTTAAAACTGGTAAGGACAGAGACGGTAATCTTATCGACCCAATTAGACTTCGTACATTCCCAACAAATATACCAAACCAAAAGTTTTATATCAGCTCTGCATCTAGTACGGATACAGAGTTTTATCGTTTATATAGGGAATTTTCAAAGAGGCAGTTGATTGGCGATCAGGATTATTTTGTCGCACATATAGATTGTGAGGTAGCTTTTAGACCGACTATGCATGGCAAGGTTATTGCCCCACTATTGATGAAGAGTACTGTTGAGACAGAAATGGCTACAAATCCAGAAAAGGCACGTCGTGAGTATTATTGTGAGTTTACGACTGATGCTGGATTGAACGCAATCATTAAGCGTGGTACAATTGCGCGTAATAGTGAAACACGTGTGCCATTGTTGTTTAATGACACAGATAAAAAATTTGTATTTGCATACGACCCCGCTCGTTCAAGGGATAACAGTGTCATTCTTGTAATGGAACTTTATATTGACGAACACGGTGATTATAAAGGTCGTATCGTAAACTGCGTCAATCTACTTGATGTCGGTAAAAAACGTAAGAGTCCAATGCAAACACCAGATCAGATTAAATATTTAAAAGAACTCATATTGGATTATAACGGTAATGCTTCTGATTATGAAAATATAGAGGCAATTTTAATAGATGCCGGTTCTGGTGGTGGTGGCGTAAATATCGCAGACTATTTGATGGAAGATTGGGTGGATAATAAGGGAAACAAGCATAGAGGTTTGATAGATAAGGAATATAGTGTGGATTATGTAAGCAAGTATCCTAATGCTATTGACAAACTTAAACTGGTCTCACCTACTCAATATAAGTCAATTATTTATGAGGCTCTTATTGAAATGATGAATTTGGATTGTATTAGTCTTACATCTGATTATGATAATAAGGGTTATTTAACGTTATTTGAAGTTGATGATAAATTATATAATTCAGAAAAGAAAAGAATATCTGACGAATTGCAAAAACAAAAAGTTCCAGAAGCAGAATTTAATATGAAGCTTGAAGAAGAGATGAAAAAGTCTTCATGCATTAAAACAAAGATGGTGCATCTTGATCCATATCAAGAAATAGCGCTTAAAAACATAGATGCTATGAAAGAAGAAATGGTAAACATGATGCGTAAAAAGAGAGAATCGGGTAAGGATTCCTTTGAACTAATACCTGAAAAAGCAAACAGACTGCATGACGACCGTTCATATTGTATGGCTCTATGTGCGTGGTTTTTATCAGAAAAACGTGCAGAACGTATTCGTAATAAGAAGCGTGATATAAATTATAGCCTTATAGATATGTTTAAAACAACAAAGGCAAAACCTATAGATAAAATATTTGGATAGAAGGGATGGTGAAAAATATCTATGGCAGAAAAAACTACTCAAGAGAAGATAGAGTATTTATCAAAACAAGAACAGCAAAGAAATGCATTTGCGCAGCTTAAGGACGCTTTACAGTTAATTAATCTTGAAAAAAATAAAACCCTTACATCTTCTACATATAGTAAAGAAAATCTTAGAACATATTTGAGGTCCCCTTCTACCGAAACAAACCAAAAGAACTTAAGGAAGCTAAGTGATTATTTATATAATATTTCTCATATTTATCGCAGAATGATAAATTATAAGGCAGAGCAGATAACATGTAAATCTTGGACTGCATATCCATTAGTTAACACCTCTGAGGAAAATGATGTGGAAAAAATTAAGCAAGATTATGACAAGATTACTCATATTGTAACGAATATGCGTATGGAAACACAAATTCTAAAATTAATGCTTAGAGCATGGAAACATGACGTTGCTTATGGGTATATTTATGGAGACCCAGAAAAGGATGGTACTTTTTATATTCATCCATTAGACCCAGATTATTGTCGTGTTTATAGTTCTTCTTTTGAACATGGTGTTTTAGGCATTGCCTATAATATGAGTTATTTTAGAACTTATCAAGATGATTTGGAGTATTTTGATAAAGAATTCCAAAAACTATATAGACAATATGAGTCTGACAATATTCCTTGGAAGGAACTTCCTATAGAAAAAACAATTTGTATAAAAATTAATATAGATAATTTAGATTATCCTTTAGTGCCATTTAGTGGTCTACTAGAGGATATTATTAATTTAGAGGACTTGCAGGCTATTCAGAATATTACGGATGAACTTGATGCTTATAAGTTGATATGGGCAAAAATACCAACAATTTCTGGTTCAAAAGAGCCAGATGATTTTGCGATAGATTTACAATTAGCAAATGACTTCTATAAGAAACTTGCGGATCTTATTCCTGGTCTTGTAAACATTGCAATGTCTCCTATGGATTTGAATGTTATAGATTTCAAATCTAATGTGGCAGCAGAAGACACTACAACTCTTAATAAGGCATATCAACAGCTTATTGAAGCTAACGGATCTATTGTACTGAATTCTAATAGAATAACCAACAGCGAAAGTTTTAAGAAGGCTATGATGGTTGAATGTATTGACGCTATGAAACCAACAGAGCAAATCAATGCTTGGCTTAATCTATATTTAAAAAATAATTTTGGTATTGAAAATTGGGTCGTTGAGTATAGCGATGTATCTCCTTATTTTGTAGAAGATAAATTAGCCACATTAAAAGAGGCTGCTGGTTATGGACTTCCTGTCAAATTAGAATATGCTTCTTTACTTAAGCTTCATCCTACAAAAGAGCGTGGTATGGCGTTTGTCGAAGATATGCTTGGTTTAGGAGATACAGAATGGATTCATCCTTTAATAAGTTCTAATACACAATCTTCTGACCCATCTAATGATGGAAGTCAGGGAGCACCTACAAAAGATGAGACAGAAATTGGTGCAGACGGTGTTGCGACAAGAGACAAGAAGTAATTTAAGGGAGGTAGCATAATGAAGTCAGAAAAGTTTATTGTAACAAAAGATGCAGAAGTGGCAAAAATATTGGCTACTACTTTTAAACAAATTGGTGCGACAAATGATTCGTGGGTGTTTATAAATATGCCTACGAATTTTAATTTTGCAGAGTTTGGCAAAAAGATTGCATTTACAAATATTTTATGTCTGTAATCTCCTTTTTGGAGTTTATAGTTTAATCTGCAAGAAAGGAGGAAAATGCATGCATAAAATTTTAACACTTGATAATCTATATCAATTTTTTGTTGAGCAGAACAAGTCTGTTAATTTTAGCTCAAAGGAAAAAGGAAACCCAATCGTTGTTTCTACACCAGCAAATTTTGAAATGTCAGACAATGATATGCCTGGGATGCTTAAATTAAAATTTAAGGTTTGTCACACAGAAACAAATAGAAACGGTTCCCATATTTCAAAAGAGAATATGGAGGCCGCTATGCCAACTTTAAAGTATAGACCAGTATTGGCATACATTCATCAACTGAGTGATGGCACATATGACTTTTATGCCCACAATATGGAGATTGAAGAAGATGAGAACGGTGATGACAAGATAGTTTATACGGAGAAACAAGTTGGTTGTTTTACTGCTGATGATCCTTATCTTGAATATGATGAAGAAAATGATAAGACATATGTTAATGCATATGCTGTCATTCCAGAGGAATATACAGAGGCTGCGAACATTATTCGTAGGAAGAATGGAACCAAGGTAAGCTGTGAATTAGTCATTGACGAACTTTCTTATAATGCCAAAGAAAAATATCTTGATTTAACATCATTTTATTTTGGTGGGTGTACTTTATTGGGCTGTGATGAAGATGGTAATCCAATAGGCGAAGGAATGCTTGGTGCAAGAGCTGATATTGCAGATTTCTGTCACGAGAAGCCTGTTTTTGATTATCAAGAAAAGCTGGTTGGAATGTTAGATAGGTTAAATAATACTTTATCTAATTTCAATAAAAACAATACAGAGGAAGGAGTGAGAGAAGAAATGAATCATTTTGATGAACTTCTAGAAAAGTATGGATTTGCCAAGGAAGATTTAGATTTTGATTATGAGAATATGAATGATGAAGAGTTAGACGCTGCTTTTGAAGAGTTTAAGAATAAGTTTGATGACGAAGGTAAAGATAGTTCCGAGTCTAATGAAGATGTGGAAGCTACTGGCACTAGTGAAAATTTTGTAAAGAATTTTAAAATTGAAGTTTCTCACGAGGACATCAGATATGCGCTATATAATCTAATTGCAGAATATGATGAAATGGACGGAGATTGGTATGGCATCTATTCTGTTTACGATGATTATTTCGTGATGCAGGGTTGGTGCAATGGCAAATTCTATAAGCAGAGTTATTCTATTGACGGAGAAAATATATCCCTCGAAGGTGAGCGTACTGAACTATTCCAGATGTTGTTAACAGAATCTGAAAAGATTGCTGTAGACAAGCTGCGTAGTGATTATGCCGAGCTTGAAACTAAGTATAATGAACTTAAGACATTTAAAGACAATTATGATGCCGCAGAAGCCAAGGCTAAGAAGGATGAGGTTTTTGCAAATGAGGCTTATGAGGAAATTCGTGAGTCTGATGAATTTAAGGCACTCGTAAGTGATGCAGATAAGTATTCTGTTGAAGAGCTTCAGGATAAGTGTGATTTACTTTATGCTGCTCATGAAAAGGCTAAGTTTAGAGCTTTCTCTGCCGAAAATGGCTCTAGTAAGCCAGCCGCTATGAAGTTTAGTGTCAAAACCACCGATGAGGCGAATAAAAAGCCTTATGGTGATTTATTTAATTAAAAATTTTAAAAATAGGAGGAAAATAATATGCAGGATTTAATTAATAAGCATTGGGTTGCAGAAATCAGCCGTGTAAGTGCTGTGTATGGTGATGGTCATATTCTATCTGGCAAGATGGATAAGGACAGAGATAATGGTGAACTAGTTACTGTTGGTGATTATGTTGAGGGTGAATACTACAATGTATCCGACTTTGCTGGTGATTTTAGCGCCAAGGTTGTTGAGATTGTTTATAACAGCAATCTAACGATGGTTCGTTTTGAACTACAGTCTGATTGTGACGCTTACTTCGTTCACAATCCAGAATTAATGGAGAACGATTTCCTAAAGATTTATCAGGAGAGATTCAATTATTACAATGCTAAGGATAGTCGTGCAAGAATGTATCCTATGAAGAAGCATGATGTATTTACTGTTTCTGTTGATGCATTTGGCGGTACTGTTCCTACTGTTGGTCAGAGTGTGACTTGGGCACAAGCTACTGGTTATACTGCTGCGTAATTGAGTTTTAAGAAAGGAGGATACATATTATGAATAAATTTATGAGATTTGATGCTACTGCTAAGAATGCATTTGATAATGATGAAGTTAAGTATGCTAATTTTGAGAAGTTACTTGTAGATGCTGCTCGTAAGCAGGTTCAGGAGTATTCCGCTGAGCAGGCTAACGCTAAGATTGTTGAGAAGTTCCGTGAGGCTCTAGGTATTGATAAGGATGCTCGTGCCCCTCAAGTAAGACGTGCTATTCGTGCTAATCAGGCCCTAGTTTTCACCATCATTGAGGAAACTGTTGAAGAGATGATTCGTACTGGTTGGGATAGCAATCCATTCTTTATGGATTATGCCGAAATTAAAAACCTAGCTCTTGGTGATACCAATGACTTCTATGTTGAAGACGATTCTATTCTAAGTGTTTCCAAGATTTCTGGCAATCATCATAACATGATTAGACAGAGACTAGGTGCCGGCAGACACTTTGCTGTTACCACTGAGTGGTTCGGTTTAAAGATTTATACCGACTTTGAAAGAGTTCTAACTGGTGCTGAGGATTGGGCTTCTTTCATTCTAAAGATTGCTGATGCTGTAAACCGCTACATCTACGACGCTGTTTATGCCGCTCTAAAGGGTGCTAGTGAAAAGCTAGGTGCTAACTGGGTTAAGACTGGTGCTCTAGATACCGCCAACAAGGCTACTCTAGTCAAGCTGTGCCAGGATATCGAGATGGCTACTGGTTCCGAGGTAGTTATTTTCGGTACTCGTTCTGCCCTATCTTCTCTATCTGCTATGGCCGACGTTAACTGGATGCCTGATACTGTAAAGAATGAGTATTATCAGAATGGTGGTCTACTAGGTCTATGGGAAGGCTTCAGAGTTGCCGAAATCGGTCAGGGTCTAAAGAGAGGCGCCACTATTAATAGTGCTACTGTTGATTATCAGGTTGATAGTAATCAGCTATATATCGTTCCTGTAAGCTCTACCAATAAGTTTATCAAGATTGTAAACGAGGGCGACGCTCAGATTAGTCAAGTTTCCGACAAGGATACTAACAGAGATATGAGCTATGAATATGAGTACATGTTCAAGATGGGCATTTCTGTCATCTTCAACAGTGTATTCGGCTTCTGGAAGGTTGCCTAATTTAAAATAATTATAAGGATAAAAGGAGATTATATTATGGCTAATGCAAAAAAAAGTACTACCGCCAAGGATGCTGATGTTAAGACTGTTGTAGAAGAAGTCGTAAAGGAAGAACCAAAGAAGGTGGCAAAACCAAAGCATAGTCCAGACGAACTTATTGCTTGTCGTAGTGTAACGTTTGGAGAACTACTTATTATTGGGCCTAAAACTAAGCTAGTTTATAGTTGGGCAAACGAAGGTGATATTAGAGAGGTTGAATATCAAGACCTAATGTCTTTAAAGGCACTTCGTCATAGGTATCTTTTTGATCCATTTATTATCATCGAAGATGAAGCACTTCGTGAAGAATGGAAAGCCGATCTTGATCCTGTTTACAACAAACTAGAAGAAGTTAGCCTAAATGGAATTTTTGATTTACCTCAGAGACAGTTTGTGGCCAAGTTAAAGCAGCTACCTCCTAGTGTAAAGTCTTCTATTCAAAATATGGCTTATTCTATGATTCAGAATAAAACTTTATATGATTTACGCAAGATTGATGCGATGGATGAAATTCTTGGTACTGAATTAAAAATGATGATTTAATGATAGGAGGCACTTAAATGGCAACCTCTTATGAAGAAATTTACAATTTGGCCTCCAATAAAATTACGGATCCAGAGATAGCACTTTTATCACAAGAAGATATAGAGGAATTATTTTATGGATATCTTATAAGTGCAATCCCCAAGTTTCGTAAATGTAAGAATGATTTATCTAATCGTGATGATGAATTAAGACAGTTTAATGTTGACTTATTAGATGTGGAGAAAGAAATTCTTGCAATATTGGTAGCTAGAGAGTGGCTACAGCCACAAATAAATTCGACACTTTTAACAAAACAGGTATTTTCTGATAAAGAATCAAAGTTTTATTCACAGAAAGAAATGCTTAATGGACTAATGTCTTTAGATGAAAAGTTAAAGATCGAAGCCCAAAAGTTGAGTCGTGATTATACATATAGTTCTGGCTCTTACTGGTCTTGAGGAGGTGCTCCAATGAATAATGTTTATGGAGAAATCCCATCTTCTCAAATATCTGCTCAAAAACGCTATTTGTATGGTGCAATTATTTCTATATTATATGAAAGAGAAGAAAATAGTCCTTTTGTCGATGCACATATTCAAAGTTTAATTAATCAGATTTGTGGATTAAATAAATTGTTTAATTATCAGCCGGAAGTTTTAACTATTATTAGCTGTTTAGAGACTGCACGCGTGGAACCATCTCAGTTTCGTAAGGCAATACTCGACGCTGCTAATTTAGTTAATGCTTTGAAGGATGGTGAGTCTGATGCTTGATTCTTTTAAAGCTCGTATGGAAAGACTCGGTAAAACCCAGGGTAACGCATATTTGCAAAACGCAGATATGGTTATAAATGCAACATTTAAACGCGATCCTTCTTATAGGGAAGTTTTTTTAACACATGCTTTAAATAAAATCGAATTACAGAAGATGGATGCAAAATTTATGATTCATACACATCGGTCGATTACTGGTGATAATGAGGATTATTATTTGCAATTTCGTCCTCATGTAAAAGTTCCGATTGGTTCATATGTTGATATTCCTAATGATGAAGGAAAGTATGAAAGGTGGCTAATAGTCGAAAAAGACAATAGGCCACAATTCCCGCTTTACTATGTATTGAAATGTAACTGGACATTAAAATGGTATGTTAATGAAAAAGTGTATAAATGTTTGGGCGTTTTACGAAATCAAAACTCTTATAATAGTGGTTTGTGGCAAGATTAGTAATATAGTCCATTATATCAGTAATGGTATAATGAATCCCCTTTAATTGCTGGAAAATCCTTAGAGGTTATATGCTACAACATAATGATGAAATAAGCATAAGTGTGAATGCTTGAAAAATTATAACATTGGATAATCAGCAAGTAAGCTCCGAACAGGAGAAACTTCAACGACCAGCCGTAAGGCGTATGGCAAGTGCCAGAAATGGGGGGCACCCATAATTGGGTGAAGATATGGTCTAAACTTATGTGAAAGCATAAGAAAAATTATTTATATTGTTAAAAATATTGGGACAGTGGAGTAGCTACCGTGTCAATTGACTCTCAAACAATTGATTACCAATATTTTTATATATTGTGGCTTTTGAGAGGAGACATAATTATGGGAAATACAAAATTTACACAAGAAGAAATTCAAAAAATAATTGATTTATATAATTCTGGATTGTTTCAGAGAGAAATAGCTGAAATTTATAATACATCTACATCGTCGGTAGCTAGATGCTTAAGAAAAAATGGAATTACATCTAAGGTAACTCTAAGTTCAAATGATATTGATGAAATTATATTATCATATAAAAATGGCGATTCTATTGTCCAAATAGCCAAGCAGTATGGAGTTGGGGATAGAATGATTTCACGTATATTAAATGAAAACAGTATTTTGATAAGAACACCAAGTGTATATAATAGAAAATATACATTAAATGAATGCTATTTTGATAAAATTAATACACCAAATAAAGCATATATAATTGGTTTATTATATGCGGATGGATGTGTCTGCAAAAGTAATAATACTGTTTCGATAGCTCTTCAAGAACAAGATAAAGATATTCTTGATCAAATTAATAGTGAAATTGGCAGTAATAGACCGTTGCGATTTTTAAAATATAATGACAAAAATTCAAATTGGCATAATCAGTATCAGCTTACAATTAATAGTGGGCATATTGTAAATAAACTTATTCAGCTTGGGATTATTCCTAATAAAAGTTTGAACATAGAGTTCCCACAATGGTTATCTGAAGATTTGTATTTTCATTTTTTAAGAGGATATATAGATGGAGATGGATGTATTGTAAAGAAAGAAAAAAGAGTCAGTCTTATCGGGACGGAAGCTTTTTGTATACATGTTTCAAAAGATTTATACAATAAATTAGGAATACATAGTAGTGTTTCAATATGTCATAATAATATTGATTCTCCAACTAGAGATCTAAGAATTTCTGGCGGCAAACAGGTTAAATTATTATTAGATACATTGTATAATAATGCAGATATGTATATTAATAGAAAATATAATTTATATAAATCAATATATTGTGAACCAGACAATATAAATAGTTCTTTGATAGCTTAACGAACTATCAAAGTAATATCATGTATATTTTTGAGTCTGTAGAGAATCAAAATAAATTCTGGATGCCTACTGCACCTTTTTCTCAAACACTTAATTATGGACAGTTTATTTTAATGAATGATAATGGTAGAGAAGTTCCTATACGTTGGAAGGTTTCTAAAATTGAAGATCTTCAGCCAAAAGGCGTTACGAAGGTTACATTTACACAGGAACAAACGTCATTGCATGTTGACTGTGGTAAATTTGGCATTGCAGAATGGTGTAAATGTGAGGACCACACTACTACTAAAAATGAAGTTTGTAAATATTGTAGGTTAGAAGAACCTCATTATATTGATGCGGGTCTTGAGATACCGCAAGTGGAATATCCATGTGGAAGAATTACATATAACGGTAAGGACTCTACCCTTCGTGTTGGAGGTAG